CGCCACGTCGGCGCCGGGGGTGTAGTCCACCGCCGCCCCGTCATGCACGAATCGGACTGCCATGTCTGGTGCTCCTTGACTGAGTGGGTGCTTACGCCTCGCCCTTCATCTTCACGCCGCCCCGCCACTCCATCTGGGCGACGCCGAAATCGAAGTAGCCGCGGAACTGGATGCCCAGGACGTTGAAGTCGGCGTCGGCCCGCTCGACGATGGGCGTCTGCTGGCCGTTGAGGAACGCCACCTCGGTGACGGGCATGTCGTTCGGGTCGGCCAGCAAGTACCACGCCTTGCTCGACGCGCCCGCCAGCGTCGTGTTCGACAGGTACGCCGACTGGACCACGCCGAACTTGCCGGCGTGCGGGTTGTTCGTCGCGTACTTCGTGTTCGCGGTGGTGTCCCGCAGTTCCGTGGCCTGCATCAGTTGCGTGCCGCGGACCAAGAGGGCCGGCGGCACGAGGAGCAGGCGCGGGGCCACGCCCAGCGGGCTGCCCTCGGTGTCCTTCTGCTCCAGGAACAGGAGTTCCGCGGCCGTCAGGCCGTCGATGGTGAGCGCCGTCGCGGCGCCTTCGGCATAGTTGCCGCGCAGGGCGGTGAAGAACGTCGCGTTGTCCAGGAACCGTGTCCAGAAGACCTTGTTGAGTTTCAGGGCGCCGCCCCGGCCGATCCGCCGCGGGACGCCGGTGAGCGCCCCGAGGTCATCGTTGATCAGGTCCGTCCGCGTCAGGCTGAACATCTTGCCGTAGGTGCGGGCCTGGTTCTGGTACGACTCCTCGCCCAGTTCCCCGTGCTTGAGTTCGCCGTCCGGCCCCACCTCGTCGTACTCGAAGCCGCCGGTCAGGCGGTACGAGGTGACGGTCTTGAAGTCCTTGACGCTGCGGGTCGCGGTGACGCGGCGCCAGGCGTCCTCGACGCTCTCGAACCCGGCCAGCAGGAACTTGTTGGCCACGTCCGACAGGATGCCCGGCAGGCTGAAGGTCGAGAACGCCGCCTCCAGGATCGCCTGCGGGTTCTGGAACGTGCGGCCGGTGTAGCCGTTCGCCCAGGCCGCCTCCAAGAGGAGTTCCTGGAGGCCGATGCCCCGGCGGAACCTGCGGCCGACGGCATCGAGCGTCTTCTCGTCATAGCCCGCCTCGATCTTCGGCAGGCCGCCGGTCATGCAGACGGCGGCGGCCAGGATCTCGCCGCTCGGGGCGTCGTCGCGGACGTGCGCGGCCGGGGCCTTCGGCCGCTCGGCCCGAAGGACCTCCAGTTCCGTCTTCGTCACGTCCCACCCCTCGGCCACGGCCTTGGCCTCGATGTCGTCATGGCGGCCGGCGCACACCTTGCGCACGGCGGCCACGCGGCCGGTCTCGGCCGCGAGTTCCGCCCGCAGGTCCTCGACAGCCTGCTTGGCCTCCGCCTCGACGGTCGCCGTGGCCGTGGGCTTGTCGGCCCCCTGGCCGGCCTCGAACGCGGCCTTCAGGCTCGCGGTCTGTTGCTCCGACAGGTCGGCCAGCACGAAGCCCTGTGCCTGTACCCATTCCTCGAAGTTCATCGCAAAGACCTCCATGTGTTTCCCGGCGGCCGAGGCCGCCATCCGTGCGTTCGCGTTTTCGTCCGCCCCAAGCGCCACGAAACTGATCTCACCCAGGACCGACCGGCGGGCGATGTACGCCGGTCCCTTCACCGTCTGGCTGTTGGCCTCAACCGTCCGGCCCTCCGGCACGAAGATCACCCGCTCCGCGCGGGCGCCGATGCTCGCCTGCCAGGGGAAGCCGTTGTCGCTGGCGGCCGTCACCTCCTTGGCCACCTCGCCGACACCGGACACCACCCCGCTGACCTTCACGGTGGACTGGCCGACCGCGATCTCGTCGGTGTGGCCGACGATCAGGGCCGGGTTGTGGTCCTTGAGGACCGGCCGGGCCTGAGACGACGGCACCCGCATTCCCGCCAGGTCCACGACGACCGGATACGGCCACCCGGCCAGGACCAGGGGACCGCCTGTGTAGGCGGTCATCCTGAAGCGGCGGAGTTTCGGCTCCCCGCCGTCGGCCGGCGCCGCAGCGGCCTCGATCTCCACCGGCCCGGCCGCGCCGCAGATGCGCAGGTCGGCCGGCACGCGGTCAGGCGGCTTGTCGTTCGGGTGTCTCTGCATCGTCTTTCTCTTGCTCATCCTCAGCCTCTTCGGGTTTCGGCTGCGCCTGCGCGGCCGGCAGACCCAGTTCCTTGATCAGGGCGATCTCTTTAGCCCGCTGCCTCAGTTCCGTCTCCCAGTCCTTGCCCTGCTTGGCGTACTCGTGGGCCAGGGTCGTGGTGTGGTTGGCCAGACGCTCGGACTGGGCGGAGGCTTCCTTCGCGGGGTCCACGTGCTCGTGGCCGTCCCAGAACCACTGGTGCGGATAATCGTCGAGGGCACGAGCGGCGGGAGGCAACAGGCCCGGCACGCGGACCGCCTCACGCAGCCAGGCATCGAGTAGCCGGTCGAGCACCACGTCTTCCAGGTGGGCCTGCTCGACGCGGATGCTCTTGAAGTACGTCTGGTGGTCCAGGCGGCCGGAAGCGTAGTTGTAGCCCGACGAGTTCCCGGCCGCGACGTTGAACGGCATGTTCAGGCACCGGGCGATCTCGTTCAGGATTTCGTGCTTGAACTCCGAGTAGGTCGTCGCCGGCTGCTCGGCCCGGATCTGGCTGGGTTCCCACCCTTCGGGGCCGAACACGGCCATGTTCGGCTCGAACTCCATCGTGGCCATCGGTTCGACCTCGGCCGCTTCGCCGTTGGGCGGGGCGCTCGTCTTCATAAAGATGGCGATGTTGGCCGCCGACTCCGCCGCCGCGATCACGGCCAGCGTGTACCGCCGGAGTTGAGCGAAGAGGGGCAGGGCCGGCAGGATGTCCGGCAGGCCCCGCGACTGGCCCGGCCGGTCGGCCCGGAACCAGTGAACCATCGCCTCGGCCGGCACGCGGTCGTACTCCAGCCCCAGGCCCACGGCCTTGTCGCTGCCGGGGTGAGCCTTGAGGACGTGATACTCCACCGGGTTGCCCCCGGCGTCGAAGACGATGCCGTCCACGGCATTGTCCTCGCCCACAAGCGAGAGGTCGGGCGTGGTCACCCGGTCGGCCTCGATGAGTCGAAGGTCCAGCGTCACACCGGAGGCCAAGGCGCCGTTGGAGACCAGCACGGCGAACGCCTCGCCGTCCTGCGCCCGGGCCGCCCGCATCGTCCGCAGCCGGTCCGCGAGGTTCACGACCTTGGCCCACTTGGCGAACTCGCGTTCGATCTCGCGGTTGAGGTCGGGGCTCTCCGTCAGCATCTGGAGGCGCGGGCCCGTGCCGATGACATCGTTGGCGAGCGTGAGGACGATCCCCCGCGCGTAGGAGTTGTTGGCCACCTCGTAGCGGGCGCGGTTCCTCAGCGTGCGGCGGACATCCGGGCTGGCGGCGGCGTCGGCCGAGAGGTGGTCGGCGTTGGCCCAGTGGCGGCGGTTGTCCTCCGTGATCTGGGCCGAGTCGAATTTGCCCGCCAGTCCGTAGGCGGGCTTCGCGCGGATGAAGCGCACCGGCTGCAACCGCAGTGGTGTGGCCTTCCGCTTTGCCGTCAGGTTCCTCAGCCAACTGAACATCGGGGCATCTCTCCGACTGCCGTCACACCGTTCCCGGCGGCACGATCTTGGCCATCTTCAGGCCCAGGCCCGCGCTGGCCATCGCCTGCTTGCCCGCCAGGTACTTGTCCGCCGCGATCTGGTCCGGCAGCGAGTGCTGCTTCATCCCGCCCGAATCGCCGTGGGCCTCCGCTGGCCCTTCGGCGTTCGTGCGGATCGTATCTGCCAGATCATCAGCCATCGCGCTTCCTCGGCGACGACCAGACGGGCGAGCCGAAAGAGAAAGGCCGCTCGGGTGTTCGGCCCCGAACGGCCTGGATTCCTTCGGTTACAGTCCGGCGGTGATCAGCCGCCGGACCGTCGCCCGGTCTGGTTGTCGAGTACGATCTTCACCCTATTCTACGAGCAACGCAAGACAGTTTCTGCCCTTTGAGTAAGATGATTACGCATATGGACTTCGAACGAAGCACGCGGGCACGACGGGGCCGATTTCGGCGAACGACCCTTGGCGGAGGCGGGTCATCTTCGGGTAGCCTTGGGGGAGCCAGCGGCTGCCCGGCACCACGGCTGGGCAGTGAAGCAGCCTCAGAACAACCGCTCTTCCCCGGGTTCCGTGCGTGAGGACATGTAGGACCAGATGGCCTTGTCCAGACTACGGCGGTCCACGCCCAGGCTGTCGGCAGCCGATTCCAGCAATCGCCGTGTCTCGTCGTAGCCATTGCATTCGATACCAGCCGCCTCGACAAAAGCCCGAAGGTGGCGGTCCACCGCCACGCTGGGCAAGCCCACGAGCATCTTGAGATAATCAGCAGTCTTGGGGCCAACGCCCCGAAGGCCGAGGAGCAGTCCATCGTTGCCTGGCTTCTCCAGCCACTCCCGGAGGTCGCTCTCCGTCTCGATGCCTTCGTTGGCCAAGAGCCACGTCATCTCCAAGATCCGCCGCGGCTTCTCGGGATGACGCCAGTTTAGGACTACCTTGAGGCCGTGGAAGGCGATCACGTTAAGGAAACCCGTGGTTGTCTCGGCTTCGGGAAACTCCTCCATCAGCCTCCTGACACGCGGCTGGACGACCGTGCGGTAGTTTAGGCCCGCCTGCAAGATCGCGTCTGCTATCGTTGCGCCCATGTGATCGTATGCGGACCCGGGAGGCGCGCTCGCGTGGACACTGGCGAGGGACGCACACATCCCTGTCAGCCGTTCGACTCCGTTTGTCGCGGTCATGCGAGTCCTTGTCGGGGGCGTAACCTACGCCTCGGCCTCCGTCAGTGCTTTCAGCGCATCAAGTCTGTCGACGCAATTGGGGCACGCGCCGCACGGAATCTCGGACGACGCTTGGCACGAGAACGTCAAAGCAATGGGCGCCCCGAGGGCTACACCGGCCCGCGCGACTTCCACTTTGGACATGTCGCGGAATGGAAGTTCGATTCGCACGGCCCCATAGTCCGCCAAGACGTTCGCGAGCGTGTCAAAGAACTCGGCCGAACAGTCAATCTCCTTCGCATGGTTGCTGTTGATAAAACCCGCAAAAAGGCGCGAGTATCCTCTGGATTGGGCAAAAGCGGCGCCGGCGGTCATCAACAAGAGGTTGCGATAGGGAAGGTACAGCGGGTCGCCTGCCATGCTATCGCGCCACAGGTCCGCCTCCTGAATGAGCCTTGAGCTGGTGCCGTGGTAGATGTCCACGAGGCACACTCTGTTGATCTCTCTTGCGCTCTCAGGGGGAAGGACGCGCCTTAGCGTTTCGAACTCCGTAGTGACACAGTGCTGGCCGTAGTCAAGGAACAGCGGGACGAACCCAATGCCCTTCGCCGCGAGCCAATAGGCAAGCGTCGTCGAATCCAACCCGCCAGAGGCCAGCAATACCGAGTCCGGCTTATCCTTCATGGCAGCCCCCCTGCTGGCTTTCCAGTCTGGCGGCTTGTGCGAACACGGCTGTTATCACCTGGTCCAGATCGGACGAGACACAGGCTGGGAGTTGGGTCAACATCAGATTCTGGGCTTGACGGTAAGGGTCGTAAACGATGACGGGCATGCGGCGCTCAACCGCAACGCCAATCTCGATGAGCGTCCCGGGGTCATCAAACGGGAGTACGGCAAGCATGATTTGACACTGCTCAAGCAACTCCAGATCGGAATCGCATAGCAGTTGCCGGCGCTCTACGCTATCACCCTTAGCACATTGCCCATGCTCGACCACCGGGCGTCGGGGCGTGAAATTGTGATACTTCAGGCACTCGACTACCTGCTCGATGGGCTTGCGGTCTACGTAGTCAAAATCAGGAGCAGCAATGTATACCTGTATGCGCGGCCGCTCTTCCCACGGAAGCAGAATCCCCGTCAGGCTCACAATCTCCTCTGCCGAGATGCTGAGTGTTGCGCATGCTGCGTTGCGAAACTCGTCTGGGTCTGTTGTGCAGGCGTATTCGGCCGCGATGTTGGCAGCGTATGCCAACGCTGGAGCGTCTGGCATCACGCGGCACTTGACCACGTAGACCGCGTCGAAACAGTCGCCAACGCCAACCGAGTGCATAATCCGTCGAACCTGGGCTGGTGTGCCTATTGGGGAGTCCGCGTCGGCGTGGCGGAAGAATCGTGATCCGCCGCGGTTCTCCTTCAGGAGCACCGCGTCAGCGTACTTCCCAAGGACCGCACCGCATAGCGCGCGGGCGGATCCGCCAAGTTGGCCCTGGAAGGTCTGGGAGGACGTAGAGAGGATCACGGTCGCGAAGGAGCGACCCAGGTCGCCAAGTCCTGCTAGGTCCGCAGGCTCGAAGTTCGCGTCGATATGCACCGCAGCCTTCGCTTCCGAAAACAGGGCTAGCGTTCGCGGTAGGTCGAAGCCGCCGGGGAAAACCAGGACATCCGATATCGTGTCGTCCCTCAGCAGGGCCCTCAACGCTTCAGGCGTGAGGCTGCATGTGTGCTCATCTCGAAGCAGAAACTCATACCCCTGGGGGCCGGCCTCGGTGGGCTCACCGACAAGGACCACGTTTGGGCTTCCCTCAACGTTCCCGATCTTGATGGCTTTCTCGGCACCGTAACTAGCGGCGAGTCGGGCAACGGCCGGATCAAGGTATGCCGGGGCTACGTAGGCCATGACGTAAGGACACTGCATAGCCCAAAGGGCCCTTGCGGCATGCATGATGCCCCCCAGGCGAAGCCCAGGCGTGGCGGTTCCCGCAGGCAGGAACACGTCAACCAGCACCTGCCCTATCAGGCAGACCTTGGTGTGCTCCATCACTGGCTCGCTTGGAGGCTGACGCGCACGACAGGAATGGGCTTTAGCCGCGAGGATACCACCATCCCACTGTATACATAGCCCTGTTCCATGCAGCGACGGAGATGATTGAACTGAGTCGGCAGGAAACCGATCAGTTCATTCCTTTCCTGGGTCTCCACGGCGACCCGCCCCTTAACGAGGTTCCGCCGCACTTGGACGGCTGTTCCGGCATCTGGCACGTCCTGGTGGATCGTGTGGTACTCACACCTTGCGACTTCATCGAGCGGAACATTCGTGACTGGTGCCTCACATGGGTTTGGCGCTTCGGGGCTTCCGCCGGCCCCGCCGCCCTTGGGTGAGGCACGCCCGTCTCCTTTGGGAGTGCCCGGATAGTCTGTGAAGCGGTTTCTTCCTGTCGATCCCATAGCGGACCTCCTCTATCGAGTGACCAGAAACGCAGCATCATCACCCATGCCGACCATCATCT